ATAAATTTCAGTGATTATGGTAATATTAATAATCTATTTAGTAAATATATATCAAAAAATATTTATAAGAGAGATATCTCTTATCTTTTTATAGAGGATTTTATATCAATGTATAATTTGAATATTGAATCTCTTATTAAACTTAATATAAAAAATATTCACATAAGAAATACTAATTTAAGTTTCAAAATATTTACTATGATTGGAACAGTAGAAACTATAAAAGATTACATTGAATCTAATACATTTTACACTTTATGTTTTAAAAACACTACTCCTTTGGAAAGTGATTATTATTCAATGCTTAATACTATTAGATCTAATAATGAAAGTACTGAGTCCTATAATCCATCTGTTGATTATAATTTAATTAGTGATTTACCTGATCCTTCATTAAGACAATGTTGGTTTAGTAAAGATGTTATATACTGGTCTTTATATAAATTGAAAAAGAGATTTGACTTATTAGGAGATATGAAGTTTAAATTAAGTGAAGAAAATATAATAAATTCTTTGAGTGACAATTTTTATACATATTTTTCTGATGATTTTATATCGAATAGAAAAACATTGATAATAAACAAAGATAATGAAGAGATAAAAAAAGATTCAATGTTTTTGTCAACTAGAAAAATTATATCAATGATATTTGAAGAAAATGAAACTTTTAGTCCTGTCATATTTTTAAATAAAATATTTGAAATTTTAAATGATACTGATCATGAATTTCATGATTATTTTGTATTATGTTCAAATAAAAGTATATTAGGAAAAAAAGAACAACATGAAAATTCAAGAGAAATATACATAGTAAATATTATTTGTAAATGCTTACTATTAGTAATTCAATATATTTTTGCTTTAATAAATACTGAGATACCTGAAGAAATGGTCAGTAAATCAGTTTTAACTAAAATTGAGCAAATCAAAAATTTAACATCATCATTAGAAAGTTCTAAATCTCAATATGAAATAATAATGATGAATGGTGATATGGCAGCTTGGTCAGGTTCAGATATATTTCCTAAATATAAACATTTAATAAGTTGTATGAAAGATATTTCTTTTTTACCTGAATCAATATTGAATCTTCTATATTATTGCTTAATTATGACTGATAGAATGGTGATAATTATTCCAGAAAGAGTTAAAATAGAAGAAGAAAGTAAATCTATATATGAAAATAAATTTAAAAATCAAAATTGTATAACTTACAATAGATCTTGGGGACAAGGTTTGTATCATAATATAAGCTCATTTGTTCATGCTTTAGAACAAATTTGGAGAAAAGATATATTATTAAAACAGTATCCTCATGATATAATTGATATTAAGCAAATTGAACATTCAGATGATAAAAATGAATTATATTTGTCAACTTTATCAATATATCCTACAATAGTAAAATATTCAAATCTTGGTCCCAACTTTTTTGCTTTAAAAACTTCTTTAAATAAAGATTCCTTTAGTAGAATTGTCTCAGAAATGGTAGGATTACAAAATATAAGAGGATATTTGTTAGATAATCCTGTTAAATCATTAAGTAATATTATATCTATTGAAAATTATGATAACTTTATATTAAATTATAAAGAAGCTCTTTCAACTTTATGCAATTTCTTTAGTAAATCTAATGATTTAATGACTTTTTCAATTTTAAATATGATATCTAATTCATACTTAAAAG